TGAACGGAATGGGTTACATCCCGCGCCAAGAACAGCAAACCTACAAAATCAGCGGCTTTCATTGCGGTATGGCTCCCATATCAGGCGGCGGCATAGCGCCCATGTCAGACGGCGGCGCGCCGCCCATGTCGGGTGGGGGTGGTGCAGCACCCATATCAGGTGGCATTTGCATATCATTTTGATCTCCCGGCAGTTCCTGTCCAGGCATCTGATTGACGAGATCACCGCTTGTAATCATGCCATGCACGGTTCCAAGCACAATATCCTGAATTTGTTCAGGCGACATAGATGCCTGAACAGCCGAAATACGCTTGGTTTCAGCATCGTAAGCCTTGATTGTGGCTTCAAACTCCTTGACCGCCAGATCCTGCGCTTCCATCGACTTACCGACGTTTTGCAACATCTGGTGCATCTGATCCATCTCTTGACCCATAGCCTGAATCTGCTGTTCAGCAGCCTGCAATTCAGGTGGCTTGTCGTCGTTGGACAACAGCTTGGGATCAATCGTCTTGGCAAAGCGCTTTGCCATTTCCTGCGCGCCGGGCCAATCCATGTTCTTGATGAACAGATCGCCTGCCACAGCCCACAGTTGCGGGTTGCCTTGCAGAAGTTGCGCCATTGAATCAAGAGCTTCCTGACGCTTTGTCATGTAGCTTGGGCCAGTCGTGACGCACACATCGTACTTGCCGACGCCTGGGTTGTAGATTTTGTCGATTACGATGTTGTCTTGGTTGACGATCTTCTTGATTGGCTCTTGCTGCATTGGGTCAATCTTGACCATGCTCGTTTCGCCATCAAGCCCGATGATGCGGGCGATGCGCTGTGTGTCGTAAATCTTAGGAATGAGATTGACAATCTGACGGGTTGTGTAGCGTATGGCACGGGCCAGATTATCCACATAGTGGTACGTTCCAACGTCGCCCTGCCGCTCGCGGGCCAAAATAGCCCTTCCAGACCGCTCATTTGACGTTTGACCGAGGCTTGAATCATACTGCCCAGTGGTCGCTTTAATGTCGTCAGAAGCGCCCATTTTGGCCTGAATAAGCCCTGTTTGAGCCATTGGAGGCATAGAACGCATTGGAAGTGGCAAAACACCGCCCTGACCGTCTGTAACGTCGGGGTTTACTTCCAAATACGGCCAATTATTCGTATTGGCCGTCTTCCACTGCATCTCGTAGCCTTCAAACTGGCCACCATACCAGATAAACGGGGCTTTTGGAGCCAATGCAAGCATTTCAGTCTCTTGAGATACCCAATAATTGTACATACGCTGGGCGTCTTTGGCGTTCCGTACCAATCCTGACACAAAAATACGCCCATCAACCTCAAATTCGTTACCAACAACGCGGATAACCGGAATCCAGTCGCCTGCCCAGTCGTTTTCCTCAATCATCTCGTAACCGTTTGTCTTGCACCACTTGATACTGCGGCGTTGGACAGTGCGGGACTTGATTGGCTTGAGGCCCATCTCCTTGGCGGTTTTATCTTCGCGTGTTCCTTCGAACACAGCGTTGTTGCCGGGGTACAAATTTAGCTTAGCCTGCTCATAGGACGCATAAAAGTACTCGGCGATGCGTACGGTGTTCTCATTGACCCATTGCGACAGGTTTTCATCGCCTACGCCTTGCGTCTGGATAGACGACACCGGCATGGCGTCTGGAAACTGGCGCGTGTAGTCGTCAAGCAGCATATCTTCAGTAATGAAACACCACTCGGCATCAGACCCGCACGGATCTTGAATGGTAGGGTCCATGTAGACGCTGAAAGAGTTGCGGACACGGCCAATCTTGATGTCCTGATCAAACGAATCATCCGAGACGTATTCGGTCAGAAGACGGATGTAACCTTCGCCGTAGGTTACCTGGTTCTCGCACGCCGTGTCGTAGGCAACATCTGCGTCGGACATATATTCGATATGGCGTACCATGCCGTCAAAAACTTCAGCTACTTCAATGTCGGCATTGTTATCCGCGGGGATGACCTTACCGGCGGGCCGGTTCTGCCGTTGGTCGTTCGTCACCTGACGGACGTGCTGCGGCAGCTTGTTGATGGTCAGGCATGGCCGTGCGTTGATCGTTTGGCCCTGCACAGACCCGCGTGTTGCCAAAACATCCGCGGGCCACTGCCACTGATTGTCAGGCGAGCCTGCGAAGAAGCGTAGATCATCCAGTTCGTCTTCACGGCTTTCAGAGAACGCCGAGACGGCCATAGACAGACGGCTTCGCATAGTGTCAAGCACTTCGCCGGGGCTGTTCTTCTTGCCCCCGCCGCTTGCCACACGTCCTGCCGCTGCTACACCTGAATAATCCATTATTTACCCTGTGCTTTGCGCTGAACCGAATACGCAATAGCAAGCGCCTGTTTCTGGGGCTTGCCTGCCTTCATTTCCGTCTTCATGTTGGCTTTGAAAGCCTTTGGACTAGGTGACTTCTTTAACGGCATCACTTTTTCCTCGTCTTGGCAGACTTCTCAAATGCCTTGGCTGTAGGCGCGCCCTTAGCACCTACCTTACGCATCTTTTCGCCCGACCCCGCCGCTATTCTGGCCTGTTTTTTATGGATATTAGCATAAAGACCTGTTTTCATCAGCATTTCCACCTTTTCATACTGGCCTTAGCCCGTTCCGCGTTTTTCGACTTGGCAACAACCCCGCCCATCCTAGCGCAGAACGACTTCTTCCGTCCTTCTTCCGCTTTAGATTTAGGGTTAGGCGCGGGGGCTTTAAGTTTAGACCCCGTTTCGCTGTTGTACTTAGCCCGTCCCTTAGCGGTCAAACCAGCACCCTTGCTAACTGGTAGCTTCTCGCCGCGCCCGACCGATAGAGAGACAGACTTTGCCATATTACTGACAGTGGATAAGAGCGAAGTTAATGACAACGGCTTCAGACAGTGACGTAGCCGCTGTCATGTTGCGAAGCGTGACAACCGCAGATCCTGCGCTTATGCTTGACGTATAGACCGTGTACGCCACAGCAGTCCCGCCCGACCCGACATTTAATATAAGAACATCGTTTGCAGAAATGAGGCTGTTGGTCAACGTAAACGACACTGCGGTGGCGCCTGCCAACGCTGCGTTGTTCATCGTGATCTGGCCCGCTGACTTGTTCAGCGTGACGCCGGTTGACTTGCTCGTCGCCTGCGTGACTGTACCCTGCGCGGCAGTGGTGTATCCAAACTGGCTGTTAGCCAAAAGTGTGTCCGCGCCGCTGATGTCCTGATCGCTGTATGCGATGCCAATTGATTTGGTGTTACCCATAGTACTTCTCCTGTTAGCTGCCCATCCATGAATTGATGACGCCGTTTGATGATTGGTAGTTGTTCCGAGGTTTATCAACATATTCGCGATGTGCAACTGGAAAAGCAAAAGTAACCGCCAGTGCGTCGGCGGCGTCCGGGGATGCTAAACCTCTTGCCCGCATTTCCTTTTTCCCTTCTAGGAAAATGGTTCCAGACGAATTCGGCTTTTTTGTTGGCCCCAACAAGTCCGCCCTTAGCTGACGATCATCAGGAATGGACGCTGTTCGCAGCCAGTCCTTCATAGCGCCCCACATTTCAGCGCGTTTGTTACCCCACATAACGGAGTTCTTGGCCTTCCAGCCAAAATTAACGCCCCGCACCTTGTACCTCTGTTCTGTTAATCGGTCAAGGATGCCGTAGCCAAGCCCGCCCTCGTCGATTATGGACAGCACCGGCTTGTATTCCTCAATAGCGTCGATCACCCGCCCTACGATGGTCATCGTGTCTTCGCCTTGGTAGCGTTTGATCGCGATGATGTCGCGCCCTTGGCGCACGACCAGTACGGTCGCGTCCGTCCCGCCGCGTGCAGGGTCAATGCCAAGTATGATAGGCGCGGTCATGTCCTTATACCGTTCGCGCTTAACCGCGTCGGATATAACATTCGGCGCGATGAACTGATCCTCGCCGGCACTTGGGAAATCACCATAGACCTCAATACGCGCTTGGGCTGAGTCTTCGCCGTACTCGGCGATGATCTGCTCGTAGACTGCCTTGTCGGTATCTTCCACGTCGCGTGCGTCTACCTGTCTGGTTTTCCAGAAGTCACGTTTTGCGTGAAACGTCTCGAAGAAGTAGCCTGTGTTGCGCCGCGGGTTGGAGAACGCCAACCAGTACCTGTCCAGGATGTTCTCGGTAAAGAAGCCCGCGCCGACCGACCAGATCGAGTCAGGTATACCGCTCGCCTCGTCGAAGATCAGCATCATGCCGTCCATGTTATGCACACCGGCATAACTGTCGGGGTTCTCGTCCGACCACAGCTTACCCTCAGCCGCCCAGTAACGTGTACCCTTCTTGAGATCCCGCTCAACCAGTTCGCATATCCACTTGGCGGGCATGAGCTTGGTTGCGCTGATTTCCCACCAGTGCGCGTTGATGATCATCGCCGCCCACTTGGTCAACTCGCCCCAGGTTACAGAGCGCAACTGCGCTTCCGAGTTGGCGCTCACGATGATGGTCGAGCCAATGCGCGTTGATAGCATCCACAGGATTAGCCAACTGACGAGCGCCGACTTGCCAATACCGCGCCCTGAACTGACCGCCAACCTGAACGTCTCCATGTCCAGCTTGCCGTTGTTTTTCTTGATGTGATCCGCCAGTTCGCGCAGGATCAAGCGTTGCCATTTGCGCGGCCCTTTGAACTTGGCCAAGGGCGTATTGGGTTGGCCCCACGGAAAAACATAATAC